CACCAAGTACATTATCTTTTGATAGCATAAAAGAAAGTGAATACAATGTTCATTTTATGACTATTACAAATAACAAACCACAAACAGATGATAGACACATTATGCTTAGATTTAAAACAGGTGGTAGTACTGATACTGCAACTAATTATCAATATTCTATGCAAAGAAATAATACAGGTAGCTCTGAAGTTAAGTCTAACAATGATAGTAAAATTTGGTTGGCATACAATGTTGGTTTAAATAGAGAGGGTTTAAATGGCTACTTTTACATTTACAATGCAGGAGACAGTACAAAATTTACTTTTGTAACTTCCCAAAATGTACATCACGGAATAGGTATAGATAGTAATTTTCAAACTGGTGTTTATGATATAGGAAATGTTGTTAATGGTATAGAGTTTTCTGCTTCAGGTGGTAATTTAGAACACGGCATATTTTCTCTATTTGGAATAAGGTACTCATAATGGCTACTAATTTACAGTTTGTTAAAGAAGTTAATAGCACAGATGTTGTTAGTGTAACTGCAACTGATTTATTTAATACACAGTATGAAGTGTATGAAGTTTATCTAGATATGCTTTACAATGCTAGTTCTTATTTAGATATTTACCTTTTAGATAGTAGTGGTAATGTTTTAACAGGCAGTCATTATGATGTGGCAGGTCTTGACCTTAAAGTTTATACAACTTATGGAGAATATAGATATGCAAATTCAACTATTTGGAGAGGTTTAGGTGGATATATGACTAATACTGTGGGTGGCAACGTTACTAAACTTACAATTTATAATCCAACTGCAACTGATAGCTATACTTCTGCAAATACACAAGGAGGTAGTTTTATGTCAAGTGGTTTATTTGGTGTAAAAGCGATAGCAACTTATAAAGCAAATGACGGTGTATATGGGCTTAAAATTAATGCTAGTGGTGGTGGCTCAACAACTTTTGATTATTTAAATATTAAATGTTTTGGAGTGAAATAAAATGGCAGGTAGCTTAATAAAATTAGATGAGGAAATAGTTTCATCAGCAGTATCAAGTGTTACTTTAACAGGTATAGATAGTTCTTATGATGTGTATATGGTTAAGTTTAACAATGTAAAACCAGTAACAAATGGTGCAGATATGAGGGTTAGAGTAACTGAAAGTGGTACACCTAATACAACTTCAAATTATGATGAGGCAGGAAAATTATTAAGAGCTGATACAACATTCCAAAATATATCTGATAGTAATAGAGATTATTGGATACTTTCAGGAAGTGTTGACAATGGTACAGGAGAAAATTTAAATAATATTATGTATATTTTTAATGCAAATAATTCAAGTGAATATACTTCCGTAACTATTGAAAGCAATTATATAGATAGTAATAATTTTAAAGGATTGCAAGCTGGTGGAGTTTTTACAGTTACTTCACAGGTTAATGGAGTTTCAATACTATTTGATAGTGGCAATATAGATACAGGCTCAAAGTTTGTTTTATATGGGCTCAAGAAATAAAATTTAAATAAAGTATGATAAGATAGAAAGGATAATTATGGCAACTAAAGATGAATTACAAACGATAGCAAATCAAGAAATTGAGGACGCTAAACCTATGTACGCACAAGTAAATAATGAGCGTAGAGAGTTTACAGACGCTGAATATGATCAAGCAAAAATTGATTTAGGCAACTCAAAATGGGACGCACAACAGTTCGGTTATGTACAAGCTAGGCAAGAAGCATATGCTTCTCTTGGCGATCAATTAGATATGCAATACCATGATGTAGTAAATTCTACTACTACATGGAAAGATCATATAGCTAAAGTTAAATCAGATAATCCTAAACCCTCTTAAAGTTTTGTGATACAATCCCAATATGGATTTCATAATTGGGTTTTTAATAGGCTATTTTTTAAAAGAAATTAGCAAATATCTTAAAAGAATAAGTCGATGGGACTTAGATAATCGTACTTATAATAAAGATTGGGATTCTTGGGAATATACTAGTCCAGAAGATCTACCATAATGACTCACCCAGACAATCAATTTTCTCAAAAGGAGTTACTAAGAATGGTCATTGACAGACTAGATAGATTAGAAGAAAAACTAGACAATAAATTGGACAAATCAGAATTTTATAAAGTTTTAGGGTTAGTTGCCACAGTCATATTAATAGTTGGCAGCTTAAGTATGTAGTGCTAAGAATTTGCTTAGCTCTATTTTTATTAATACCTACACCTGCATTCGCAGACCATGTACCTACACAAACACCATACGATATATCTATAGCTTGTGATGCAGATGGTGACACAACTAAGGGTGACATAACTGTTACATGGCAAGAAAGTGATGGCTTTGAAGATAGTCCACCTGAAAGATATGCAATAGCATTTAGTAACGATAACTTTGTAGAAACTAATTATGCAGTAGCTAACAGTACTGGTTGGGAAACTGCATTGTCTTACAAGAGTTATGTATTTACTGCTAGCTATAGAGAAACAATATTCGGTACAACAGCAGATACATTCTATGCAAAAGTAAGAGCAGACAATGACACAGATGCTAGTTATTCTGAATGGACAGGTATCGTTAGTGTTGATTGTGACTATGGTTCTATTCCTACTACAACTACTACTACGACTACTACAACTGTACCTCCTAAACCAGAACCTGAGCCAGAACCTTATGTAGAACCTGAGCCATTACCTCCACCACCTGAAGAAATTATTGTAGATGTAAAAGTAGAAGGTGTCGATAAGACCTATACACAAGCAGATGTTAATGATGGAACTATAGAGCGTGACCAAGAGCGTATAGATAATGAGGATATGTTTGGTTGCTTTATGACTAATGCACAAATAGATCGCGGCGATTGTGTCATTATAATAGAAGAAGAAGAAGTTTTTGAAGATGATATTATAGAAGAAGAAATTATTATTGTTGAAGAAAAGGTAATTGTTGAAGAAGAAGTTAAAGAAGATGTGGAAAACATCTTTCCTGAGGATGATGATGATATATTCGACATACTCCCAGAGGAAATATTTGAAGAAGAAATTATTGTATTTGAAGATGAAATACTGGAGTTTGAAGAACTACCTATTGAGTTTGAAGTTATTGAATTTGATATGGAAGATATTGCACCCACAGTCGTGGTGGAAATACCAATACAGGATGAAATTATAGAGGAAGTTATAGATGAAGAAGTTGAAGAAGATGTCGAGGAAGTTTTGGATGAGCCAATACAGGAAGATGTTGAGGAGGAGCCAGAACTTACAGAAGAAGAAATTGCAGAAGAAATTGAACAAATACAAGAAATCGTCGAGATACCTAAAAGTTCCACCGAATTAGAATTTACTGAAGAAGAGTTTGAAGAAGCCGTTGAAGAATATGTAGAAGAACTTGAAACTGAAGAAGTCATTGAAGTACTAGAAGAAGTTAATGATGTTGGTGTGCAAAATCTATCCCAAGTCACAGAGGAAACACAGGAGATCATACAAGCAGTAGTAGAAGAAGCTATAGAAGATATTGAAGAACTTACTGAAGAACAAATAGAAGTTGTCGCTGAAGTACTTCAAGTAGAAGCAGAGGATGTAGAAATAATAGCTGAGTCTGTTAAAGATGATGAAGTTATAGCTGAAGCAGTAGAAGAATATGTTGAAAGAGCCGTAGAAAACGCTGAAGTAGAGAATTATACACTTGCTGATGTTGTTACAGAAATATCTTATGAATCATTCATAGAAAATCCTATAGAGACCTTCGTAGATTTTAATAATTTAGGTGACATAACTGTTGCAAACATAGGAGATGATATGACACAAGATCAGAAGGAAAAAGCACAAGAAGTTGTAGTGCCAGTTATTTTGACTAGAATAGCTACTATGGCAGCTTTCGTATTTAGGAGAGGTAATGTTTAAAAAACTATGGAAATGGTTTGTTGAAGCATTAAAAGAAACATTAAACCTTAGTTGGACTTTGGTTGGTTTAGTAATTGCAACTTTGACTTTGACTGGAAGTGCTCAACAAGTCACAGGGTTGGCAACCGTTATTACTTTAGTAGTTTGGTTATTAACTTTGGGATTTAGAAATGGCAAATAATAAATGTACATGCGAAATACTCTGTTGTCAATGCGCAGAGCATTGTCCAACAAGGAAAGGTAAATAATGAAATTGCAAGTTATTAGAACTCAGCTAGGCAAAGATGCCACGAATGGTCTTTTGTTTATTGATGGTATTTTTGAATGTTTTACATTGGAAGATCAGTATCAAGAAACAAAAGTTATGCATGAAACTTGCATACCTGAAGGAGAATACGATATAAAATTAAGAACAGTTGGCGGTTTTAACGAAAGATATACTAAAAAATATCCTACGTTTCACAGAGGTATGCTCTGGCTTCAAGATGTTCCTGGATTTGAGTGGATCTTAATACACCAGGGGAACACCGACGAGCACACTTCAGGTTGTCTTATTGTCGGAAATTCTCAACAAGATTTAGATGTCAATTTTAATGGTATGGTCGGCTCTAGCGCAGATGCGTACAAGAAACTATATAGAAAAGTTTCTGGAGCCATACTTAAAAATGAAAAGGTCACAATAGAATACAGTAAAATAATGTTAGACAAGGAGGAGAGAACTTCTTGTTGTGGTTGTGAAAAAATAGATAATATTCTAGATGGTGTAAACCAGATAGAAAATAAGTTAAAATTAAGTAAATTAATAGAATAAAAGGAGAAATATGTCAGAAGAACTTAAAGACATGCTTGAAAGAACTAGCTGGACCTTCATTGAAGCGTTCATTGGTGCGTTAACAGTTGCTCCTCTAGTTGGTGTAGATGCTGAAGTACTTCAGTTAGCTGCATTAGCTGGTGGTGGTGCTGCTTTAGCGGTAATTAAAACTTACGCTAAAAAGCAGGTGACTAAATAATGCCTAAATATGGTTCAAAAAAGTTAAAGAAAAAAGCTAAAACTGGCGGCTTTAAAAAGAAATAAAAAAAGAATCCTGAGCTATTGCTAGTCCAGGATTCTTTTACGTACATAACAAAGAGAGTAGTTATGTTAAGTGTATTATATTGTATTAAAAAGGAATGTCATCCTTATTTTCTACTTTAGTTTTGCCTACTGTTGGAAAGGTTTTGACAATGTTTAGGTATTCACTATCTTCTTCCTTATCTAACTCAACACCGATGTAAGCACCAATGTATTCGTTAGGGTCAAAAGATACGTCTCCTTCAGATACTTCTATCTTAAGAGCCTTCATAACCTCTATCATTTTCCATTTGGAATTCTTAGTAAACATTGTC